TGAGACTGCTCCGCGGCGGGCGCTGGTCGTGCTGGCCCGGGTCGCGGTCGGTCCGCTGTTCGGGGACAAGCCGGATCTGCTGGCGGCGCTCACGTTGGCGCGTGGCGGTGTGCAGCGGCATGTTGCGAACGCTGCGCGGGAGACCGTGCGGTATTCGTCGATCCAGGACCGCGGCGCGGTCGGCTGGGTCCGGGTCGGGTCCGGCGAGTGCGACTGGTGCCGCCAGTACTTGGACGGCGTCGTGCACGACGTGGAGGGTTACGACTTCGACGCGCACGACCATTGCGGGTGCACCGCTGAGCCGGTCTTCCGCACCTAGATCTTCCCCGGCCGCACGGCTGGGACAAACCCGAAACGGGATGCCATGAGTGAAGCAGTCGAGACAGGTCCGACCACGCCCGAGGAGACTCCTGCACAGGAGACGCCGCCGACCGAGGTCGATTGGAAGGCGAAGGCCCGAGAGTGGGAGCGTCGCGCCAAGGAGAACAAGTCCGCAGCCGACGAGCTCCAGAAGTTTCGCGAGGCGCAGCAGACGGCCGAGGAGAGGGCGAAGGCACGCGAGGCTGCCGCTGAGCAGCGAGCGAAGGATGCCGAGGCGCGCGCGCTCCGCAGGGAGATCGCGCTCGAGCACAACCTGAGCCGCGAGGACGCCGACCTTCTCGATGACCTGACCGACGAGGACGCCATGCGCAGACTCGCCACCCGTATCGCAAAGTCGGCCGAGCCGCCGAACCCGCGACAGCCTCGCCCGAACCCACAGCAGGGTCAGTCCGGCGCGGCAGCACACGCACAGAACCCGGCCGATGCGTTCGCCGGATTCCTCAGAACTCAACTCAAATAGGAGTCAAGCATGGCCTCCCTGGGCACCCTGTCGAGTGTCAATTCGACACTCCTCCCTCCGAATGTCGTCGACGACATCTTCACCCAGACCACCGAGGCGTCGGCGGTTCAGCAGCTCGCGGGCAGGGTCCCGCTGGCGCTGAACGCGCAGACCGCCATCCCGATCAGCATGGACGTTCCCGTGCCGGGCTGGGTGTCTGAGGGTGGCGTCAAGCCTGTCGGGTCGGGCGCGGTCGGTGTCAAGATGATGTCCGGCAAGAAGCTCGCCATCCTGGTCCCGGTGTCGGAGGAGTTGGCGCGCACCAACAGCGCCGGGCTGTACGAGCAGCTGCGCCGGGATGTCCCGGTTGGCTTCGCCCGGGCGTTCGACTACGCCTGCATCCACGGCAAGGATCTGCGCACTGGTGGCGCCGGCCCGTTCTCCGACTATCTGAAGGCCACGCCGAACAGTGTCGAGCTTGGCACGAAGAACCAGGCATCGGGCGGCATGTATGCCGACCTGGTGACCGGTGAGCAGGCAGTCGTGAATGCCGGGTTCGACTATGCGGGCACCGCGATTGACCCTCGCCTGAAGCCGCTGCTGAAGTTGCAGGTCGATTCGACGGGGCGCCCGATCTGGGTGGACCAGCCTCAGAACGGACTGAACTCCTCCAACCTCATCGGCTACCCGGCTGCGGCGAACCGCGGCGTGTCCGGTATCTACAACCGGAACAACAACCGGTTGCAGACTGTGACCCTGACCGGCTCTCCGACTGGCGGCACGTTCACCATCTCGGGCAACGGGAACACCACGTCGGGTATTGCGTACAATGCGGCCGCCGCGGCCGTTCAGACCGCCGTGCGCACGCTGGGTGGCCCGTTCTCCGCTGCGACCGTCAGCGGCACCGGCCCGTGGGCGATCACGGTCGGCACCCTCGGTGTCGCCACTGGCCCGCTGACCGCTTCCGGCGCCGGCCTGACCGGTGGAACGAACCCGACCGCGGTCGTGTCGCAGACCAACACGCAGGACATCTCAAGCCTGCGCGGGATCGGCGGCGACTGGTCGCAGGCCCGTTGGGGTCAGGGCATGGACATCACCGTCAAGGTGTCGACCGAGGCGTCGTACGTGGATGAGGCCAGCGTCACCCACTCCGCGTTCCAGGAGAACCTGGTTCTGCTGCTGGTGGAGGCGTACTACGGGTTCGTCATGGGCGACCCGAAGGCGTTCGTGGCGTTCATCGACGCCGCCTGATCTGGGGGGTTGACTCGTGCCCGCTGTCGCCATCACGCTCGCCGATCTGGCGCCGTTCGCCGACATTCCGGCGGCGAAGGCTCAGGCGATGATCGACGACGCTTTGGCGATGGCGGTCCGGGTCGCGCCCTGCATCACCACCGCAGACTTCGCTTACCCGGATGCCGCAAAAGCGATCATCCGGGGAGCGGTGCTGCGGTGGAACGAGGCAGGCAACGGCGCACTGTCGCAGGTGACGTCGGGCCCGTTCTCGCAGACCGTCGACACGCGCCATCAGCGGCGGGGGATGTTCTGGCCTTCGGAGATCACCGAACTCGCCGGACTGTGCGAGGACTCCACATCATCGGGTAAGGCGTTCGAGATCGACACCGCCCCTGCTGGTTCTGGCGTGACGCAGGACGAGGAAGCCATGTGGTACCCGTACCCGATGCCGGGGTTCTTGTGATCCTCCATGTCCGCCGGCACAGCACGTCCGGGGTGGACGACTACGGCAACCCCGTCGACACCTTCGGTCCGCCTGTCGTCTGGGATGTCTGGTGGCTGGCGCCGGGAACCATGCGGGAGATCTTCGATGCCCGCGACGCGTCGGAGATCATCTGGACCGTTGGCGCTGCCGCAGACAGTGACGCACCAACCGAGTTCGACCGGGTGGTTGTCGATGGCAGCGAGTTCGCGGTCAACGGCCGGCCGGCCGATTGGACTCGTGGGCCTGTCGCCAATCCGACAGCTGGGCTCACCGTCGAGTTGCGCAGAGTGGAGGGCTGATGCCGCAACGCTTCAAGATCAACCATGCTGGCATCGCGCGAATCCTGAAGGGCAAGGACGCGCAGGCGGCCACTGACGCGAAGGCGCGTCAAGCTGCAGCGTTCGCGCGGTCGATCGCTCCCGTGCGGTCGGGTGATTATCAGGCTTCGATCGATGTCGCTCAGGCACCGACACCGAACCGCGCACGGTCAGTGGTCCGCGCTCAGGTGCCGTACGCGCTTGCTGTGGAGGCCCGTGACAACGTGCTCGCCAAGGCGCTGAACTCGGTGCGCGAGTGAACGAGGTACTGCCCGCCGATGACCGGAAGATCATCCTCGACTGGTTGCGGCCGATCCTGCCTGCGGTCCTCCCCGGGTGGACGGCAGGGACGCGGATCGCGCCCGGCGTGACGCCGGCCAAGTTCGTCCTGGTCAAACAGATCGGGTCTGCCGAAGTGCAGATCCCGGTCGACAGCTTCACCATCGCGTTCCAGTTCTTCGGCCCCGATGGGGTGACCGATGACTACGACCGGAATCGGGCGGCACGGATCGTGCTTGCCCAGGCAAGGCGCCTCGGCGCACGCCGACAGGGAATCGTCGCCCTGCCGGACCCAACCGACCCGGCCCGATCCATCACGCAGGCGACGGTGACGGTCCTACTTCGAGGAGAACAGCAGTGAGTGACACCGTGAAGGTGACGTTCGCCCGGCCTTACACGGACTGGGCCGGGAAGAATCACCACACCGACGCGACCGCCTCTCTGGATCGTGGCGAGGCTGATCATGTGCTGCGTCTGGGCTATGCCCGGCCGGCGGACGATACGAAGCCGGCGACGGCCAAAAAGGAGAGCTGAACCATGGCGCGCGTTACCGCTAACCTGTTCATCGGCGGAGGTCTGAGCGACGCCGTGTTCGTTGCTCCGTCCGGGACGTCGTTCCCGACCGGCCTGGCGGCGCCCTCGGCCACGTTCAAGGAGTTCGGCTGGCTCAGCGAGGACGGGATCGAAGGGAACCCGAACGTCGATCGGAAGGAGTTCCGCGCCCACCAGGCCGGGACGATCGTCCGGCGCAAGATCACCCAGTCGGGCCGCACCTTCACCGTGACGGCGCTGGAGACGAACAAGACTGTGCTCGACCTGTACAATCCGGCAACGGTGTGGGTCGACAACACGACCTATGTGCAGGGCACGATCCCGGAGGGGATCTCGACTGTGCAGATGGCGTGGATCATCGATTCCTACGACACCACAACCGGCTACCAGGATCGGTACATGTTCACCGGCGAGGCGACCCCGACCGGCTCGTTCAAGCTGGGTGTCGAGGACATCAAGGCTTATCAGTTCGAGATCGCCGTCTACGGGTCGATCATCTATCTGAGCAACAACGCGTCGCTGATCACCGACGTCGTCTGATCCCTCTACGACAGCCCCGGTGCCCTTGGCAGGCAGCACCGGGGCTGTTGCCTGCCACTAGCCCTGCCAGTCTGCGAGTCCTCCGTGTCCGACACCAAAAAGCCCGTTCCGCAGGACCACAAGCCGAAGGCGAAGCCCGTCGATCAGGTGAAGACGGTCACGCTCGACGGTCACGAGTACAAGATCGATCCGGCCGTGTTCGACGATCTCCGGTTCCTCGAGTTGTACGAGGATGAGAAGTGGATCGGCGTGCTTCGGCACATGCTCGGGCCGGCCCAGTGGGCGCAGTTCTACACCAACCATGCCGACGAGAACGGGCGCGTGACTGGCGCCAAGTTCTCTCAGATCATGGACGAGTTCGAGGCGTCCGACCTCAAGGTCGAACTGGGAAACTGATCGGCCTCGGCCGCCTGCTCCGCGAGAGGTACGGCGCGATCGAGGCCGATTTTTTGCGGTTCTACCGGCTCGACGTCGCAGCCGTGTTCGACGGCGGCT